CAACACAATAGGTTTAAAAATCTTTTCAGTTAAGTGAGTTTTACTTTGCCAAAAACAAGTTTCTGTTACTAAGAATACAAAACTTTCCATTAGTTTGTCTAACGGACTTAGCATCATACTTTGATTAGGAATATAATCATCTTCGGCAAAGTCAATTCTAAGTTCAGGTAGCTGGTTAATATTAGTAATAGCTTCCTCAATTAATTCTTTAGGGATTGCATATTCGGGGACAGGAGTTCTAAGACTATCTTTATATGATGTACCATCTGGGCATTCTTTACTGTAACTGACATAGCCTGCATCTAATAAATTGTTTTTATAAAGTTCGTTAACAAGTAAGCTACGATATACTCTACGACTGCTAGTTAGTCGATTAAATGTAATATATGTTTTTTTTAGTTGGCGATCAGCTGGTGCAACAATACCAGGAAGATATTGATGTCCGCGATACCAATCGGCAGCTGCAAATATATGAAAGAAATAATCAATGCTGGCAAATGGATAGTCTTTTAGAATTTGTTCTTTATCTACGCTATCACGTTCGGTGCTAACTAATATGTATGGTGGGTTATTGGTGTTTAATAAATGATCAAAAATGGGTTTATTGTAGTGTGCATCAAGTGGTTCTTGATCCTGGAACATAAACAATGGTCCTCTATTATAGGGATCTCTGCCAGGTAACGGATCTGGTTCGGACGAACTACGCATAATTTCTAGGTTTTCTGGTTGAGTTGACCCAAAAGGATGTAGCGAAGCTACCCTAGGATCTGCTATAATAGTCTGTAGGTATCGATATATATTTTCGTAATGTTGGGATAAGTTATACATGTTTGATGTTTTTTATTTAGGGCCAAAACCGGGATTGTTTGCATTTGAACAAAGTGCAACAGATCTTGCCGATGCCGCACGTCGTAGTAGAACTCGTCACTACTGGTTTATTTATGGGGGCAATGATTACACAGGCTTCAACTTTGAATATGTACCCGTTCCGTGGGAAGCGCACTATACACACGTATGGGCCGATCAACATCAACCCAATGGCAATGTTTACTTAACACAAAATCCCACAGCCGACTTACACTATCACGCAGAAGCAGTACATAGATTAGGCGATCCCGCTTGCTTTGCAATACCTGATTACATAGATCCTAGTACAGTTGATCTTCGTTGGAGTCCAGATCCTGCTAGCCCTCCTTACATATATCATTTTCCTAGCCAACATCAAAGTGCTAGTGGAGTAACGTATACAGTCTCGGGTGCAACAGATGTCAAACTTACAGATGGGTTTACTGTACAGTCTATTGAACACGGCAACTGGTCGATACCCGATAATATAGATCCTAGTACAGTTGATCGTACATGGCATCCTAACGTATTAGATCCTGCATTAAATTATCACTTTCCTGTACAATGGAATTGGGATAACATTGGCGGTCCTGTACGTCGTATGCCCAACTCCACCGGTGACAAATATGTCAATGACTTTGTTGCTAAAACACGTGCGGACATGGAACATTGGGTAATACCCAACAATATAAATCAAGCAACATTTGATTTTAGCTGGCGCCCGCATCCTAAGGATCCTCCATTCATTTATAAGTTTCCTACAGTATGGAACAGTGAAGGCGGCCCCGAGTATCATGTACCTGGTGCTACACAGGAAAAGTACACCGGCGACTTAGTAGCAGAAACTCTAGTTGACATGGCGCCCTGGGCGGTTCCAGAAGAAGTAAATGTTGATAGCGTAGACTTTAGTTGGGTACCACATCCTAAGGACCCACCTTACATATACCATTTTGGTACAGACTGGCAAGCTAGTGTTGGCTTAACATATACTGTCGCAGGTGCTACAGAAATTAAGTTTGCTGGAGATATTCCTGTTCGTGGGCAACATAAACACGCATTAGAAGTCCTAGACATATTCTTCTTAGACAAGGGTAACGATACTGCACAAACAAAGTACGACTTATTAAAAGCACAATATCCTAACATACAAAAGATTCGTTATGCTAACACAATTATGGATACTGTACAGCGTTGTGTTACCCGTAGTCAAACAAATAAGTTTTGGGTCGTTAGTAGCGAATACGATTATGCCAACTTTGACTTTGCATGGCATGCCCAACCTTGGCAAAGCTACATGACCCATGTATTCCCTAGCCAGCACCAAAAGTGGTCTGATACGTTCCTTATTAATCGTAATGAATTTGAACGACATGCTCAGTGGGCTAAAGGATTAGAAGAGTTTCCTAACCTAAACTTTGTTACAGATCAAGTTGTTGCTCGTGCAGAAAACAGATATAATGTTTACTATGTTGATCACGGCAATGACGTAAGCCAACATCAATTTGAATACCTACGTGCAGATGTTATTACAGATGCTTATATAATTAAAACACGTTTTGTAGACAACTACTTGGATACGTTTAAGCGTATTATGGCCACAGCAGAAACAGAATACGTTTGGATCATTAACTCAGTATGCGATTACTCACAGTTTGATTTTACGTGGGAACCGGAACCATGGCAACGTGAAATGATACACGTATTCCCTAGCGGTAACCAAGAACGTGGTGATACATTCTATATACACGTAGAATCATTTAAGAAGCAAATGATTGAATTGGAATTACTAGATTGGTTTAATGTAATCAATTACTGCGAAGATCAACGAGTAGAACGTTTTCCAGTTCCTGTACATCAATACTATACAGATGACTTAATTACCGAAATTAAGAACTACAAGTTTACCACTCCCTATGTGGTATTCACGAACCAAAAGGATTTACAGATCCATTATGTACCTTGCTTATGGGCTAAGAAAGACCGAGTTGTAGACCGTCTTTCACGTGCGGGTGCTACTGTGGCCGTACCTCGAGATATTAAGGCTGATTTAGTGTCGCAAATCTACGATTATCCCTACATTGAGGACACGGGAGTGATGATTAATGACTACTTAGGGGGCCAATACGAACTTGATATAGTCTACATTAGTAACGGGGAACCAGATGAAGAAAAATGGTATGAGCATTTGTGTTACCAAAGTAACTATAAGGCAAAATGGGTACGTGGTGTAAATGGACGTACTGCCGCTTATCAAGAAGCCGCACGACAAAGTAGCACACCGTGGTTCTTTGCTGTGTTTGCTAAGTTAGAAGTATTAGGCAATCAATTTCCCTGGACAGAATGGAAACCAGATTACTTCCAAGAACCTAAACACTATATCTTTAATAGTCGTAATCCTGTAAATGGATTGGAATACGGACATCAAGGTGTTATTGCTTATAACAAGAGATTAGTATTAGAAAACAATGATCCTGGTATTGACTTTACATTAAGCCAACCTCACGAAGTAGTTCCTATCTTGTCTGGTATAGCACACTATAATCAAAGTCCTTGGATGACATGGCGTACTGCTTTCCGTGAAGTAGTTAAATTAAAATACTTTATGGAAATACAGCCCACTTTGGAAACAGAGCATAGACTTAATACGTGGTTAACAGTTGCCGAAGGAGACTTTGCTAATTGGAGTATCCGTGGGTCAACGGATGCTGTTGCTTACTATAATGAAGTTGGGGGAGATTACAAAAAGCTAAAACTTAGCTTTGAATGGAACTGGCTACGTGAAAGATTTAATTTAAGTAAGCCGTAATACTATCAACAACCATTTCTACTTCGTAGTCGGTCATTTCAGGGTAGATAGGAAGGCTTAATGCTTCCTGCGAGTGCGCTGTACTGTTACGCATAATATCTCTGGCATAATCAATATAATCCCAGCCCACTGGATGTTCGTACAAGGGTTTTTCGTAATGTATTTTTGTTTCAATGCCCTTACTAGCCAAGTACCCTTGCATTGCACTACGTGATCCTGTACGCATAACAAACTTATGCCAGGAGTGTTCTACATCACGATTGGGCAACATAACATCTACCCAGTCGGTTAAATTATCTGCATAGTATTCGGCAATTTCAGTACGACGGCGTTGCCAACTGTCAAAGTACTTTAGTTTAACTAACATTTGAGCACAGTCAGCTTCCGACATCTTAGCGTTAGTTCCTGCAAAATCGTGATCTAGTATTTTGCCGTTATCTCTTAATGCCAATGCAAACTGATAGATATCGTAATCATCTGTGAGTAGCATGCCGCCCGACCCGTAGTTGCCTAAATTTTTTGTGGGATCAAAACTTAGTACACTTACATCGCCCAACTTGCCACTAGGTATACCATTGTAAGTAGCACCAAACGATTGTGCTGCATCTTCAATAATTTTAACATCATCATTAAAGAAACGTGCTACGTTAAGTAGTCGATCGTAGTCTAATATGTTGCCAAATAGATTAACGTACATAATAGTATCTACATTACCATCTAAGGCATAGTCAATTGATTCAATATCTAATAGTGCGTTATGATCTACGTCACAGTAAACAGGTTTATTGCCGGCCATTAAGACAGAGTTAAGTGTAGCAACAAAACTAACGCCGGGAATCATCACTGTTTCAACTCCCTCGCTACGTGCAGTGGCCATTTGTGCGAATACAAGTGCTTGTGTTCCAGAGTTTACTGCTACAGCATATTGGCGCATACAACGTGCAGCCATTTGGCGCTCAAACATCTCGGTGTAAGGCCCGTCAAGAACTTGACCGCCACGATAAGCACGATCACTTGCGTCTAGTATTTCGTCTCTTAGACTTTTATACTGACGAGGGATTCCAGAAAACGGAATGTCGTAACCACTCATAATATTGTTGAAACCCTTGTTCTATATCTACTTTACCTCGGTATCCAAAGTCTTGGCCTGCACGGATGTTACTTAACGTGCCACGACTAGGATATCTAGTATTTGATTCTACTACTCGAATTTTCCCACCACCTGCAATACTAACAGCAAGTTCTGCAGCTTCTAATAATGTTCTTGCATTGCCTCGAGTAATGTTATATGTCTTACTATTTGATCTATCACTTAATGCAGATTTATAAATTCCTTCAACACAGTCATCTATATATGTGAAGTCTAAGAACTCGCTACCGCCACAAACTACAAGCTCTTCATTACGCATAGCAGCGGTTAAAAATTTACTAACTACACGATCTAACGCATCTTTTGGTCCATATACTGCACTAGGGCGAATAATAGTATAGGCTATTTTTGCACGTTCGCATTGGTCCTTTGTAATGCTTTCTCCGGCTAGTTTAAGTATACCATATAAGCCTTTTGGATTACATGCCATATCTTCATACCCGTACAAATCAAAGTCGCCGTAGACCATACTAGAGCTTATATAAACAAATTTATCAACTTTAAATTCTTCGCAACAACGCAATACATTTACTAATCCGTGTGTTAATACATTGCACCCGTCACTGGGATTTAAATCTACTGCCTTGGCACGGGGGAAAGCAGCACAATGTACAACAAGATCAGGTTTCCACATGGAAAATGTTTTGCTCAGACCCGGATAGTCTCTAATATCTACATTGTCAATGGTATTACTTAGCATACCACATAGTCTTGCTTCGTGTAGTGCTGTGATTTCTTCCTTGGGTATAATACCGTAGTCTGTGAAGTTATCTACACCGTGTACTACATGTCCTAAATTATCTAGTTTATATACTAAATTGTGTCCTATAAACCCTGCTGCTCCGGTGATTAAAATGTTCATACTTTATTATATAACTCTATAGCGAAATTGTCATGTGCTTCTTGTCCAATATGTCCACCTGGGCAAAATTGGTAACCCTTTTGTTTTGCCCAATGGCGCAAACTTCCAAAATTTTGATTATTTGTTTTCCATGTTGCTTTAACATTAGCGAACTCAAATTGGTATATGTGATCTTTATCCACAGCATTAAATACTTCTGGTTGGTAATCGGGCGGATCAATTAGTCTGTCGTATAAGAATATTTGTAGGTAGTTACTAGCGTATCTCTGACATAGCAGGTCTACTGACAGCAACATATTATACGATTTATATCTATTGTATTTGTGTGTATCTGTGTAAAACTCTTTGAGGTATAAAGTATTTACACGTTGATGTGATTCGCCGGTGGTAACAGAATCCCAATTAATACCAAGTCCTGTGTAACTTTCCTCAATTACCTGTGGCATACTACTATCTGTGGTAAACATTTCTGCACGATCAAATGTTGTATAGGTAAACAATACAAGACTATTAGGATATTTTAGTAGTGCTTCTGGCAACAAGCGTAAGCTACGATCGTTGCTACCCCCAGGCCATGCTAAATTAACACAAGGTATATTGAGCTTATCGGCTAATTGATTGGGAAAACTTAATTTTTTAGTTTCAGCCCAATCAAACGATTGCGGTATTAGTTCGCAACCGGCAGTTGTACTATCCCCAAAGGCCAGTACTTGACTATATGTCATACTGCCATGTCTGCTTTAATTGATGCATGACTAGTATAACCCTCTAAGGTAATATCTGCCATGGTGAACTTGGTAATGTCTGTGATGTCTTTGTTTAATAGAAGTTGCGGGGCAGGTAATGGTTCACGTTCTAATTGCTCTTTAACCTGCTCTACATGGTTTAAGTATATGTGGGCATCACCGAGTACATGAACAAACTCCCCTACATCTAAATTGCACACTTGCGCTACCAACGCAGTCAGCAAGCTATAGCTTGCGATGTTAAAGGGTACACCCAAAAACATGTCACAACTTCTTTGGTACATCTGACAACTCAGACGATTGTCTTTACTAACATAAAACTGTGCAAAAACGTGGCATGGTGGCAGGGCCATCTGGTTTAATTCTCCAGGGTTCCATGCAGATAGTATGTGTCGACGTCCATGCGGGTCCTGCTTAATACCATTGATAAGGTTTGTTAATTGATCAACTTCTTCAAAGTGTACACTACCCTGACGATTGTACCACGTACCAAACTCGTCTTTGTATGTTTCTTGTTTGTGTTCTATAGGAGTACGCCAGTGACGCCACTGTACTCCGTAGACACGACCTAGGTCGCCTTCGTACTTGGCCTTAGGCTTCCAGTATGGTGCTAGTGCGTTAGGAGTCCAGATAGTTACTTTACCATCTGCTGTTCCGTGTGTAAGTTCTGCTAGACGACGTTCACTGCCAGATCCTTCAATCATCCATAGTAGCTCGCCTACACAGGCCTTCCAAGCTAACTTTTTAGTTGTTACTGCCGGGAATGAAGTAGATAAATTGTAGCGTTGTTGCATACCAAAGCAACTAAGTGTACCTACACCTGTGCGGTCACTGACTTCTTGTCCGTTGTCTAATACGTATTGTAGTGCGTCTAGGTATTGTTTCATATGTTTAATTCTTTTCGAATATAGTCGTATAGGATTCGATGGCCTTCTCGGTTAGGATGATGGCCGTCGGGGTGAAAAATAGTTTCTGTTAAAATAACTCGATTTTTAGAAAAGTTATCAAATTCTTGTTTTACTTGTTCTGCAAAGTCTTTATTATACTGTGTTAAGTCTATATAGTCAATGCCCCAGGTATTAATAATACCAAATTCTGGATCATTGACTTTATCTTTATATTCATCATAATGCCCAACTAATAGTTTAACCCAACTTGGGACAATGGGATTTAAGTTCTGGTATTCACTTATTATATCAGTATTGAGGTTAAACGAACCGCCAATACAATGTATTTTGGTATCTAAGAGTTTGCCTAAATTGTTTATTCTATTGTATATTTGATGCTGTACTTTTTTAACTAACAAATTAAATCCGCCAGCTTCTTTGATGGTTTTAGTAAAGTTAGGCAATGTGTGTACACTTGTTAATGATTTTTTATATTTTAGAGAAACTAATTCTGGTTGTAAAATATCTAACAGTGGATCTGTTATAATAAAAAATACATAATCTCCTGGGGTAAATTCATTATGTAATAAATTAGAAATCATATCTACTGCGGTCAAGTGATATGTACGTGGACGAGATTTATTAACAACCTGAAAGCTATCGTCTAAAAAATATTGTTCAATGCCCTTGTGTTGTACAATGGGTTTAACGTCACTCCATTCTCCCCTGGCCCAACTACCGCCGGTTATATAAATTTTGGGTTTAGTCATAAATTAAGTTTCTTTACAATGTGGTCAAATAATATTTTATGACCGTTCCTGTTGGGATGATTGCCGTCAGGATGGAAAACTGAGTTAAAAAGAATATCACGGGTTTTTGTTTGTTGAAAGAATACTAAGTCGCCTAGCCGATAATGTTCAGACATGGATACAGTTAGTGCATCAATGACTTGATTATGAAAACTATTTGATCTTGAAACGTTAAAAACGTTATAGCCAGCATCAATAAAATATTGTTCGAGGCCTTTGTGTTGTATAGTTGGACTACCGCTAGCATATTCGCCCCTTGTCCAACTTAGTCCGCAGATAAAGATATTAGGTTTTGCGTTTAAAGATTGACTCATAAACTGTAAAAATTGATTGAAAATCTTTACTAGTAGTTCCTCTAACTGGGCGGAATCCTGTCAGGAATTCTTTGACGTGCATACGTGTGTCTGCTCGATACGAACCTTTAAAGTGCGTTACATATACTCTATCTAGTAAAGGACGTGCAGACTCAAGTAGTGCAACACCGCCAATAACAAAGATTTGTCTATCTGGATGTTGTTGTTCTAAACGTAATAGATTTTCCTGTACATCTCCACTAAAGGTAGCAGCCTGTGTAATAGGTCTATTAGTTGCTACATAGGTAATACGATTAGGTAACGGTTTAGGCATTTTAGGATCGTCCCAAGTACGTCGGCCCATTACTACGACCTGTTGTTCTGTGGTTGATTTAAAGTTGGCTAAATCTTCAGGGTTATGGGGCCACGGCAATGTACCGTTAAACCCCATACCGCCGTTGTAGTCAACGGCAAATATGGCATTTATCATAAGTCTTTTAAGAGTTGATCTGTGAAAGGTTGGATTACTTTTGCTACGCTGTCTACACTAATATGAAAGTCTACATCTTGTATAATATCATCTAATGCTTCTAGTTTTGCATTTATTAGTTTTTCTATAAGAGCTGGATCTTGGCCTTCTTCTAACATCTCTGCGATGTTAACGTCAACACTAGTACCATCTTTAAGATTAACTGTAATGTAACGTAATACACCAACAGGGACTTGCTCTTTGTTTACTTCTTTGAGCAACTTCTCCCATTGGTCTTTACGATTTAAATTAAGCCGCTTGCTTCTTGGACGGCGTGGCTTTTTTGGCTCTTGTTGTTTTGGCATTTTTCGCAGGTGTTAGTGATTTTGCTTCATTAGTCAATCGTTGTGCTTCCGCCAACAATGACATTGCTTGCTTTTGCATTGCTTCAGCTTGTGATAGACGATCTGCTGCAATGTCTTGATCACTTAACGCACCTTCGCTTAATGCACCTTTTAGATATGCCGCAGCACTATCAGTTGCATCCACATCAATATTAGTACGACTAGCACTAGTATTGTTAGGAGGCATACCAACTTCACGACCTTCGCGAACTTTCTTTTTACCAACCATGCCTGCATCTTTATCAATGTCGGCTAGGCGTTTAACTGCTTCTTCGCCTTTTTCCATTTCGTCTAAGATGGCATTTAATTCATCTAAACGAACTGTGGACTTGGCAGTAGGAGTAATCAATACTTGGCTTGTTGGAACCTTCTTGATAAAGCCTTCTTTGTGCATTACTTCTAGAGCATTGCGACCATCTGCCATAACTGTACGGAATAACACATCCGACAATTCTTTGGCGTTTTGACCAACGGCGCTTTCTAATGTTTTCATTAGTTCATCGTGGATCATACGTGGTAGTGTGTCGCTATATGCTACTAAGCACATATGACTTTCATTTGGTACACGACGCCATAGTAATACAATCTTTTTGCTATTGTGTTTACCGACATGTTTAATCATTTTATTTTTCCTTATTATTCAGCTGATGATTCTTCAGCTGATGTTTCATCTGCAGGTGCTGGTGCTGGTTGTAGTGCGCCGCTTTCTTTAAGGAAAGCAACTAGACGATCATACACACCACCTACTTGTGAAAATTCTTCCGGCTTAAATGCGCCGCGTTGACTAGCCAATGTAATAATTTGTGCTGTTAACAATAAATCTTGTAACTGCAACTGTACACCGGTTGGAGCCTGTTGGGTTTCTACTGCTTCTTGGGTTACTTCTGTTGTTTGTTCTGACATAGATATCTCCGTAATAAACTATGCATATATTTACTACCTACGGAGACACCGGAAAATTTTTTCTTACCAATCGTAAGTGGGTTTGTTTATTTGATCTAGTATTAAGGCAAACATACTAGCTTCGCCGGCTATTTCAAAAGCGGCACATTTATGGAAATTAACATTAGTATTTTCATCTTTATAATACCAATCTCCAAACCAAAATCTACCATCCAAATTGGTCCATATCCAATCCAAAATAGCTTTTTCGGTTGTTTTTAAATCAAATTCTACTCGAATAAAATGGGGAGGACAATGTTCGAGCTCGCGAAGCCCGAACACAGCCAAGGGGTTTGCTTCGTTATGCTTTAGCATTAGCTTTAATCTGGTCAATTGTTTCTTGACTTAATTCGCCTTCAATCATGGTAAATTTAGTATCGCCTTGCTTGATTTCAGGCAATACCAGGCGTTCTTTTAACAGTTCTTCTGCGTCACGTACAAAGACCTCAGTTACTGTGTATTGCTTGGTATACTGTGCAATCTCAACTGAACGCATAAGATCGTCTAAACAGTTCTCAATTTTAAGCATACGGACCTGCAAGTCAAATGCTAACTGACGTGCGGCTTTGGGTTTTAATTTTGTTGGGTCTTGAAATTCCATTATTGTCCTTAAATTTTATGGTCGAGTATAAATTCAAACGGGGTCATAGTTACCCACCCTAATTCTTTCTTTTCGCGAGCATAGTACATAGTAAGCCAAACCCATGCTCCGCTAGTTACTTGCGTGGGAATCCATGCATAATATTGGTTATACAAAATTCCATTATTACTTCTAAATGATGTTTCCATTATTCCTCTGTCCAATCGGTATAAACTAATTTATAAGTACCAAGTAAACCAAACAACCAAGTTCCGGTCTTAACCATTTTAGGTTGACGATATCTTACTGTAGGTTTCCATGTATTGAAATTATAGCGTACTTTAAGGAATTCGCCATTGGGTAATTTAGGCAACGGTTTCATCTCTTTAAGGTTTCCCACATATAGGTTGGATCGTTTTTTGGTACAGTTGCTACACAGTTAATCCAGCCCTTCTCGTAAGCCTGTGCAATAATTGTAGCATACTCTCTAGGGCATTTACTAGTAATTTCTATACCTGTACGGTTAGCTAAAGTATAGGTTCCGTTGAGTTGAAAACTTGGGTCACCTTGACGTAGGGTAACCCAAGGAGTTTCTGTTACACTAAAACTCATTCGTCTTCTCCTTCGAGTTCTAAATCTTGTCTGGCCATATCTACCATACAACTGTAGCAGGTAGGGCAAAATGCCACGGGTAACATACCAAAGTAGCCTTGGATACCACCTTCATCATCGGTAAACGCACAGGAACATACTGTACACTTGTGATCTGTTCCTACGTGTTCAAATCCTTTGATCATTTCTCAGCATCCTCATAGTGAGCATAAACACCAAACTCTGGCTCTGCTTGTTTGTTGCCTTTAATAATCCAAACAGTATCGCAATACTGCTCAACTTCTTCTGGGCTCCAACCAAAGAAACAGAAGTCAGTAAACATGATCAATTTCTTAGGCTCGATATCGTTGGCTTGCAAGTAGTTCCAAACACAATGTGGGTCTGTACCACCACCACCGCCTGGCTCAAAACTAGCAATATCTTCTAAGTTATCACTGTTAAACACACCAACATTATGTACTTCAGTGTCCCAGCCCATTACTGTGATCTTGTACTCGTCGTAGGCTTCCATGATACCTTTGATTTCTGACAAGAAGATCTTTAAGTCTTTGTCAGTAATCGAACCAGAAGTATCAACACCAATAACAACATCAATCTGCTCGCCTGGCTTCATACCTGGCATAACAGCATCCATATGCCAGCTACGACGGCTAGGACGTGCCCAAGTAAAGTCTGATTTAACAGTAGACTCAATTTGTTGTTGCAACAGTTCGCGCCAATCCATTACTGGCTCAACGAGATCTTTAATCATACGCTTGACACCACCTGGCAAGTTACCTGCACCACTTGCCTGTGCCGCGGCTAATACCGCTTCTTTAACTTCGTCGCGAATTTCTTTCTTTTCTTGCTCGGATAGCTTAGGTCTGCCATTGCCCGGTTTATCGCCATCGCCATCTTCGCCTTCACCATCTTCGCCTTCACCATCTAAATGCTCGTCTAATAGACGTTTCATTAGATCGTCAATATTGATCTTGTCTGCGTTTTCGTATAGGTCATCGTAGACTTCTTCTGCACTCATGCCTTTGTACTTAGAGTCGTAAAGTGCAACAGGAATCTTGTCACCAACTCGTTGTTCTACCAAGTCCCAGTTTACACAATAGTCATCGGCAATGTTCCACAGCTTGGGATCACGATTGCCACGACGTCCCATATGGTCATATACGGCATGTAATACTTCATGCCCAACTAAGAATTCTAATTGTTTGAGTGGTAAGTTATTAACGAACTCGGAATTATAGTAAAACCTACGTCCATCGGTTGCGGCAGTAGGACACCATTCGTCTGCATTAATTAGTCCCATACGGGTAGCTAAATTACCAAAGAATGGAGCACGGAGTAGCAAACCAATACGTGCGGTTACTAATTTTTCACGAGCACTTGCATCTACTTTGGGATCTGTTACTGTTACTGATTTTGATTTTTCTGCTAGTGTAGTCATTTATTTCGCTCCCTTATTATATATAATTATAGCATATTGAGAATTAAAGGTCTTGTTTAAGAGGATAATATTTTAACCAGGTAACCGTTTACTATGTCCATTTCTGGTTGTTCTAAGTAGAAATCTGTAGTAGGGTCATAATACTGACCTTCCACTGGATCGTAGTATAATACACGACCGGAAAAATTAAATGGGCCTTCTAAACCTGAACGTGGGCTGTATTTGGTACGCATAATATCCACGGTATCTAAGACTTTATAACCCATTGCATTCTCCCAAAGTTTCACTATACATATATTATAGCAGAAACCGAATTATTGGTCTGTCGCTTTTTTACAACGGTTTTTAACCCCATTTTAGCATGAATGCGCTTAAGGTTTCGTCATCTCGGAAGTATAAACGCATGCCTCCAAACTCTGTGTTCCAGGCCCAATTGCCCTTGGATACCATCTGGCATTGGCCATTTGGGCCAGCATCTACAGGGTGAATAACAATCCATTTAATCTCTGTACCTGGACCAAACACTTCCCAGCACCATGCCCGCCATTCCTTAAAAAGTTCAATTCGGTTTTCATTGCCCCAGAGGTGTTTAAAATTAATCTCAACGTGATACTTCATTATTAGATAACAGTTATGACGCCGATCTAACTTCGTTACTTTCATTGTGACCGCCTTTGGGCCATAACACGTTCCATATCATCTACGCTATTACTAACTACCACAACCCTTTTTGGTTGCGGATTTTCTGTAGGAATTTCCGGTATAGGCGGCGGCTTTGCCGCAACAGTAACATCTGGTTCTGCATCGGGTTGATCTTGGCATACATCCTTGCCCTTCATACTTCTAGACATCTTACAATCTTGTCCATTTACTGCGCTAATAACATGATCGCTGGCACTTTTACCAGTTACTTCTACTGTGGCCATACCTGCAACACCTGCCACTAGCATAGCACCAGCACAACCTTGCAACAGTAGAACAGTAAGAATAACCAAGTATCTCATTCAACTCCGATATATTGCTCATAATATCGAGGTTGCGGGTCTAATCCTTGTGCCCGTGCTTTATTGTGTATATCAACGAGTCCCATAACAAACTTCTTCAAGTCACTTTCCTTGAAACAATACACCGTTTCCATCACGACAGGTTCACCCACAAGACGCGGTAATATTGGATCGTGTCGGCGATAGGTAGTATGCCTGGCTAGTAAGCGTTTTATCTTAAGTTCAGTTCTCATTCTTCGACTCCGAAATGTTTTTTAATCTCTTCGGCAACAACACCACCTTCGCCTGAATTATTATGTTCATGGGCAATAGCAACACATTCTTTCACAATCAACTCGGCGAACTTTTCTAACTCTGCTGGAATAATCACAGCCTGCTCAACAGGGGGTTCATCTACTGGAGCATATATGCTAGGGCTGTCCCAATAAAATCCAATATCAGCTTGTTCAGCAAGTTCTTTAATCCGCTCGTTCATTATTGATCCTCTCGTTCAAGTTGAACCTTTACCATACCGGGATTAGTGTAGCCACCGTACCCCGGAGATTCTGGGTAAACCGTGTAACTTTTTACCTGTGTTGATTCTCCGTAGTTTCGTCTAACAAACTCGTAGACCTCTGTCCTGGTAGGTTCAGAACCATCAAAGACCATGGTAATAGTTTGGTTCAAGTAGTTCTTACTGCTATCGTAGATCATTGATTGCTCCCAAAATTTCACTATACATACATTATAGCATTTTGGGATTTATCGGTCAAATTCGTGGATTTTAGGGTGTTGTATTTCGGCGACGGTCTAGTTCTTGGGTATATTGGTATATAAGCGTCTGTAACTGTTGATGCACAGCATAATAGCTACGCATACCGGCGGCACGACGCCACAGTTCCTCTATTTTATCCGCTAATTCAGTATCGGACAAGTTGGTAAGATCTGGGGTAAGTGGGTTGAACATATTAGTATATAGCAAGGATTTATTACCCATTGATAAAATAGTAGGTAATTAAGGCAACTCAACTAAATAAGTATAGAGGATAATTATTATGACTAAAGCATTTGTATATCGTTGGACACATATTCCTACAGGACGTTGGTATATTGGTAGCAGAACCAAAACAGGGTGTAATCCCGACGATGGATATATCTGTTCAAGTAAAACCATTAAACCCATGATCACAGAAAACCGTGGGGAATGGCAAAGAGAAATACTTGCTATTGGTGAACCAACGGATATGTTAGAATTGGAAACACAGTTCTTATTATCATTAGATGCTAAAAACGATCCTATGAGCTATAATCAACACAACAGCGATGGTAAGTTTAGCACAGTTGGCCAAGCACCCTGGAACAAAGGATTAGAGCTTCCCAAAGGAAGACCTGCGTGGAATAAAGGTTTAACTAAAGACACTAATCCAAGTGTAGCAAAAATGGCCAATACTCGAAAAGGACAGCCTGCACCTAACAAAGGCAAACCGATGAGCGAAGAACAGAGATTAAAGATGTTAGAAATACACAATAATCGTTCAGCAGAAACTAGTAAAAAGATCAGTGAAGCCCTTACTGGTAGAACACAAACAGAAGAAGCAAACGCTAAACGATCTGCAACATTAAAGGGCAGAGTATCTCCACGTAAAGGGAAAACATACCCAAAACAAAAGGGACCTGAGTCCCTTTTGTGATACTGCTATGATGCTAGTGAAATCTTACTTGCCACCTGCCGCAATAATGTACTTACCATAACGCTTGTGGAACTCGTCAAAGTTCTTCAACTTACCTGGTACCAATGGAAGATTGTATGTCGTAAGTGCAACCCTGGCCCCCATAACAACCAACTCAGTGGTAAAGTTATCCATCATAAAGCGGAAGAAGTTATCTGCTTGAGCATGCCAGTCTGCAATCTTTTCTTTGCCTAGTTTAGCATAGTTATCCTGCAATTCGTAGCACATGGATACAGTCAAGGAGTACATGGCTGATACTTCTTTAACATCCAAGGTCTTAACTTTACCTAGCAAAATCTCGCTTGGATTAGGCATCTTACTAGCAACCTTGCGGTGCGCCATAAACTTAACACCAAGGCCATCACCGATAGTACCAGCAATCAAGTCGCTCAACTCTGCATCAGTAGCATCTTCATCATGCAAAAACTCTGACACGAAGCTCCATGAACGTGGTGTAGCAAACGCACGTGAACTAGAACGTGGGTTAAAGTCCATCAAGTCTTGTTTAGCAAAGCCGATGTAACCTACAACGTCCTTATGGATACGATTTTTAACAGCCCACTCGTTCCAAGAATCATAGTCTGCACGTACTTCTAAGTGTACGAAACGATTTGCCAGCGGCATTGGCATACGGAAACTTACACCTTTGTCGGATTCACGGTTACCAGCCGCTACAATTACAACGTTCTTTGGTAGGAAGTAAGTACCGAGTCTACGATTCAAAATTAACTGATACGCAGCCGCTTGAACAGCAGGTGCTGCGACGTTCATCTCGTCCAAGAATAGTGTAATAACAGGATATTCTGCGGCCATTTCTTCAGTTGGCAATTCAACTGGTTGTGCCCAATCCATTTTACCATTGTCTTTGTTATAAAACGGAATACCACGTAAATCTGTCGGCTCCATTTGACCTAGACGTAAGTCAATGCACAAACCACCTAATTCTTGAGTCAAGTCTGCTACCAACTCAGACTTACCTACACCTGGAGGACCCCACAAAAATACTGGACGCTTAACTTTAAATGCCCTAAGCAAACGACTACGAGTCTCTGCAGGGGTAACTGTACGATTTTCACTAACGCTCATTTACGACTCCTAAAAAATTTAACTACGGGATGAATTAACTACAATACAACTATTATACATTGAACTGAATTATCGGTCAAACAATCTTTACCGCTGTTGCATCTCTGCGATCGCTATATATCTTACGACCACGATCACGAATTAAGTCAGCACTACCTTGCGGATCGTTTTCAAACATACTACGGATATCTTCATCCGAAATTCCAGCTACAGCGTTCATAGTGTAGATTTCATAATGTCTTTGTCCGTTTGCACGAGCTCGCAACATTAGGTAATTTACAATATGGCTGATCTTTTTTGAAGGTTCTTGGTCTTGCAACATAGCCCAAGTAGCTTCTTTTTCAAGATCTGTAATATTAACCACAGCCTCGAGTCCGTTACAGTCCCAGGCCATGATAAACAGGTTACCTTCTTCGCTCATACTTCTGCGATTTCCCAGTTGTTGATACGACGCTCAACTTCGTTGTTGAGAATGTCGCGGATAACAACGTCGTTGACCCCTGGGCTTTGACAATCGTTGTAGGTATCGGCTAAGCCCATTAATTCTTGCACGGGCATGTTGCGTACCATTTCTTTGTACTCGGCAATAGTTTGACATTTTGACATCAACATCTCCTTAGTTAAAAAGTGCTGGTTTTAGGTTTGTGAGTCGCAACCACCAGCAAAAATTGACTCGCTTCGTATTCTGGGGTATCAAGGCTCCCCAGGGACCGCACGGCCCCATTACAGCCTTATCTGCTCAAATTGATAACACGACCTTGGTATTCCATAAAACTAACTTTCCAAGGAACAAATACAATTTCACCAACACGGTTACCTGTATTTTTGTAACCAACTTCTGTAAATTCTTTACCATCAAATACATCACGAGTAACACGGATTTTATATGCTTGATAACCGTTAGTAGAATCGTTGCGGTCTAATACTACACCTTCAACGAAACAATCGGATCTGCCCAACATTGGTTTAAAATCATAAGAACGAATAGTATCTTTAACTTGAACTTCCATTGTCTGCTCCTTATTAATCACTATACATACATTATAGCTGAGAACGAATTATGGGTCAACTCGAAATAAACCCCGTGAAAAACCCCCTAAAAACGGGGGTTTTGGGTGTTGCTTTTATACAACAGAGTTACTTTTTACCTATATATTCGTGGCTGTAACAAACCCTATAAGCATCGCGAACAGTAGTTGTGCCGCCATACCCTTTCATCGCACGTGCAGTACCATCCTTGTTTAAGTAACTACCAACACGACTCTTCTTATTCATTGATGTAGGGCGCCATAGGTCTGATTTTTCGCGGTGTTCACCAAAACTAGGGTGAGCTGTCTTGCTAAAGTAACGCAGGCCTTTGTCTACATAAATTTTAGCAACGGCATCACTAAATGCTGTACCTATACCCATGCCTTGAAACTCGGGTAGGATTACAGTACGATGGCCACGCCAGTACGAATGAATATCTCTATTAGTTGAATGTATAGCGGCATGGAAACCAATGGGTTTATCACCTAGGAGTAAGACATAGTAGTGCGCCGATTTACTAATAGCAGTATCTAGATAGTGATACTTACTGAAATATCTCCAATAGTCGACACTTGAGCTTTTGATGGTGAGTGCGAGTTCTGGTCTTGTCCCCAGTCGAAGAAGTGACCTCCGATTTTCTAAGACACAGAGATCTGTGTCATATACGTAGTCTGGATCTAACCATTCTACTATGTCTCTGTGGCAACTTGCAATGTATAACGGATCTGTTGTACCTCGCTTGTCATAGAACTTGCGAATACTTAACGCTAGACTTTTAGCAGTATCGCGGTCTACTACCGACGTAAACTCGTCAACTGTGCTGAGCCCTTGATCTAAACTAAGAGCCATTTCAAAACGGTGGTACTCACCATTGCTTAGTGTATTGGGTGATCGAAACCAAGTAGGAATACTACGAAGTCCGCAGGCAAGTAAGAGTTCTTCGCCACGTTCCGGAGTACTAAAGTTTTCTATTGTAGTGCGAGCGTTATCTACTACAGGCTGACGTAGTTCACCCAGGCCACGCAAGATAGTACTTTTACCTGAACCCGACGTACCTACAATTAATACAATACCATCAGTAGGAAGTTCGGGTATAGTTACACCGCTTTCCTTGTAGTCTGTGATATCGTATTTCTTTTTGATTTTGTCTAAGTAGCTCATTTTATTCTAAATCAAATGCAGATAAATCGGGTGTGAGTGTTTCTTTTAGCCTTTTAATTTTATTGTTTTTTTCTGTGTTCACCGGCAAACCAATGGTTTGGTTTAATAGTTCTTGTTCGGTAAAGTTAGTACCATTAAAGCTATAATCATATGTCAGCCCATTGTGCCATACAATGTTACGTTCTACAATATGCCTTAATTGCTCTTGTCCACAAAGTAATCTTTTGCGACATTCTTCTGCATTATCTTCCATCAGTTCAACTCCATAGATACTCGATAACGCATCTTCAAAGCTAATTCCGTTTTCCATTTTTCTTATAAGTATTTCACTTAAAAACTGACCATCTCCACAACTAGGATCAAGAAAAGTTTCTGATGGATCTGTAAATAAAGTCTGTGGCAAACTATCTAGTATTGCTTGTACTAATTTTGTTGGGGTAAAAACTTCGCCAGTGGCCTTAATACGAGCAGAATCTCTTTCAACTCCGCTCATATAATCTCTGTTCCTTGCATGCGATATAACTTGTTCTTTATTCGGCAACACTAAACATTCCTTCAATATAAGCAATTTCATCTGTGGTTAAGTTAAAATGTTTATACAATAACTGATCGTCCCATTGTTGATTTAGATCAACTGCTGGCAAAGTTAAGATTAACTTTCTAGGATTAAATCCAGAAAACTTTTGCATTTCTACCCAAAAACGATATAACTTACTGTTTAACACAATTTCTGCTTGCGTTGCCTGTGCATCAGTATCACAAACAAGTGCCATACACATATTACTAAATCCGTCAGTGTTATTATATACTGCAAGATATTTTCCGGACAAACTAATAATAACCTTGGGCTTATTAGCTTCTGCAGATTTTACAGAACCATACCAATAGGTTCCACCTTTTTTATTAGTATGATATACACGATATTGATAGTTAGAATCTTTAACACTATTTTCTTTGCCATTTAACCCGTGATTCTGATCATAAAATTTAAACGGTGTACCTGACATTTTTTTAGTAATACTAAGACTTAGACTACTTGTTACTTTGGGTAAGCTGTCAATTGTACGAATGTCGACTTGAATAGTACCTGTGGGAGTGATAAAGTTGGTTATTCCTTTATATGGTGCCTTCTGAAAAGTAAAATAACTAAAAGTACTACCAACACCGGCAAAGTACATTTTTTGTAAGGTATCACTGTTAATATTGGCAGTAACTAAATTATTTGCTTTAAATATGTCATTGAAAATACTAACAGCATTTTTGCTATTTCCCTTACCAATATCAGCAGTGGGTTGCATCCATCCAGTTGGGCTAACCATTGCTACATAACCTTTGTCTTTGACTAACTCACTGGCTCGTTTTATAAAAAATGGCCATAACTTATTTGCTTCGTCATCTCTACCACCCTCTTGGAATGGAGGATTTCCCACTATATTAAATTTCATACCTTTTGAATCCCATGTTATAAAGTTATCCTGAACGATAATATTATCTAACTCTTCGGGTTTAACGCCTAAACGTGCAGAGATAACTTCTTTAGTAGTATACACGCAATAGCTATCAATGTCAATGCCCTTAATCATATTTAATATATTCTCAGGCGAATGGTATTTCTCTAATTTGTCAATAACCTTTAAAAGGAACGTACCTCTACCGCAACAAGGATCTAAAAATGGCCCTCCCCTTTTCCATTCAGCAACTGGAATCGTAGCTAAAATTTCATCAATGAGAGCAGAATTGGTTCTAGTCTCTCCAGTGGCCGATAGTTTCCATTTTGGAGTCCTGATGTCGTGTAAGACATCGTAAACTTTGTCGGGTCTAATATAGGCAGTAAACATTTAAATTGCAGTTTTAAGTTTAACATTATAATAAGCACTAATTTTTCTGTCTAAGACAGATGTGTTGAGTGCGCCCGATTTTAGTAACGCTAAAATAATATCTTTAGTGCCTTTTCCTAATTCCCCATCAATTGTGGCTTTGTTAATATGCTCTAAGTCAGTCAATGATTCGACTACTGCTTGATCATAGGCAAGACTAGCAGACATGACATCGCCGATATATGTTAGGAACTCACGAACCTTAATTTTAATTTCGTCAATTTCAGCTTTTTCTTTTGCAGTCGTTGGCGCTGTGCGTTTTTGCGTTGCATTTTTACCCTTAACTCCTGATGCATGTAATAATTTACGTGAACTGGGATCATCGTTATCAACGTCGGGAATGTCCCGGAAAAATTCTATATTGTTTAATACGACGTCTTCAAAGTCTTTGCTTAACACAGCACGATCGCTAAAACTACGTTTAACACTTCCACTACTGCTAAGTTGTTGATACACTTCTTCAATATCTAAAGATTTTACACGAGGGCCGTCATTGACAAAAACTGGCATCATTGATAAAAATTCTGTCATAACAGCATTATGATTTTTATCACTGGTGTCTTTGATGCTATACTCAACCATGCGGTTGGCCATATTAACAACCATTTCAATACTGTAACAAATAATAGTAATACTCTTTTTACCTGGCTTAGGTTGTAATGCACGACCACCCGTTTGCCAAAACTCAGAGGCACTTGTAGTTTCAGTTAAAAATACTACAGTATCAATATCAGGAAATTTAGTGCCAGTGTTCAAGCTACGACAACTGATATTAATAGACCCAAGATTATTTTGTTTTGCTAATGTGATATGGCGATTAACATCGTCCTGATCCTTGTTGCCTTTAATGGCCAGTGGAGAATATTTTGTGCTATACAAAGGATGATTTTTAATTGAAGTTTCCAGGGTAGTAGCAGATGCAACTGATTCGCTAGTTGTGTCATCTTTGCCTGCAGGCACAGCCATCCATACATGTTGTGCATTAACCGGATATTTAATCTCGCGACCGCCCATGGTAAACGGACTGCGTCTGTCGGTTCTAAACAAACTGTCTAATAGACCATTGACTTCGTCTGGATAGTTAGGAATATTATCTTTGCTACTTGTGAGAGCCTTCATATTAAGGCCTTCTTCTTTATATAATTCGTCGTTATTAAACGTCGGATATTCTGCTACTAAAAATTGTACATTAGGAAATTCTGTATAACGCATTTCTAAGTCAGACACAAATTCACCTGCTTTAATAGAATCCTCTACACGTTTTTTTTCACGTAACAAATCTAATAGAGTAAAACGGTAAGTATCTGTCTCTCCATCAAACATGCCACTTTCGTAGGCTTTAAAAGGAGTGCCGCTTGCCCAAATTTTACGTTTGGCTTTTAGTTTTTTAATAAAATCAATAGCATCGGCGCTAAAGTACGCATGAGCTTCATCAATGATGACTACATCGATATCTTGCTCAATTACTTTAGCAATACGGCTGTCTGCACGTTTACCACCTTGAAAACTAGCAAAGATAACTTCAGCTACAGGTTCTTCTTCGGTGGTAAACAATGCATCAGCATTGTAAAATGCTACATCCTTTTCTTTTTGGCTGTCAATGAAATTCCAGCCTGCAAAGTCTACGTGATCTAAATCATTCTTCCATCCGTCTTTAATCTTAGGACGACCTGTAATAACTAAAATACGTTTAGCGGCAATATCTTTGCAGATTTTATAACTAGTAAAACTCTTACCAAAACGCATAACAGCGTCTAATAGATAATCAGTACCGCCATTGTTGAAATAATCAACTGCTTTATTAATTGCTTCTTGTTGAAACTTGTGCGGAGCATAAGTACCAGTTTTACTTACACCATATAGTACACCATTTACTTTACGAGTAAGTTCGTCGGCTGAGATTTTATAAACGTCTGCTAGTATTCTATAATTCTTAAGGTCAGTCTTTTCGTTAGCAATATAATCATCTAACTTAGCATGGGGATAATTTTTGCCTACGGATTGAGCATATTCGGTTGCGTCAATGATCCAATGCACAATAATATCGCCGGCATCGTAAATATATTTTTGACGACTAAGTTGACTACGAATATAGGCCTTGGTATCTTTGTCTATTTCAACTTTAGTTGGACTACCTGCAATAGTATGGTCACCAAATTTTGGTTCTCCTGGGCTACGTTTATCCTCCCAGAGATATAGGATAGTGCGAACTTTGGTTTCTGCAATAGGGTTAGATTTTTTAGTCATACTAGTATTATACATTATTGAGAATTTTGGGTCAACCGCTTAGAATTTAAGCTCAAAAACAGTGAGTTCTTCGTCGCCACGCAGATATAGACGCTTATTGCCATGTTCGGTATCCCATGCCCAAGCCTGCGACACTAATTTATTTTGATACATTAGGCCACATGCCCACTCACGTTCCATTGCTGGTCCAAATGTCGCACGACACCATTCACGCCATTCTTGAAATTGCAAGCGACTTGTGGTATATAACCATGTGGTATCACCTCGGCGATAGACTGGACTGACGATATATTTGAAATATCCGTGCCCGTTAAATCTTTTGTCTACTCGCTGAATTTCGTAATCTTTCATGGTATAGCTATTATACTATTTTGGGAATTTTGAGCCAACCCTGTGATTCAATGTTGTCTAAATACGACACTAGATCATTCCCGTGTAGTGTAAGCATCATAGCCTCTTCTTCTTCGAATACTATAATTTTTTGACGTTTAAGCAAGTAGTACATGCCTTTAAACTGACGTTCTAGCAATAGTAGTTGATGGTTATTGAGTTCTTCAGCAAGTGCAAAGTCGTAGCTGGTAAGTTTAAGTACAGCCTTAACTAATTGTAAGCCAGCAAGACTTAGTCTAAGACTATCAGGATCTGTGGGATTCTTCCACCAACGACGTTGCATGTCGGTTGTTACACCTATAGGTAGGCCAGCTTGTTCAATAAAAATTTTTGTTAGCTGACGCTGGGTGTAACGCTTATGGGAAAATTCGGTCGCCGGCACGTAAAAGTACAACGCTAAATTTATCAGTGCGGAACAGAGTGTTTAGTTTCTTACACAGATTGATAGCGTGTCCGCTATTTGAGAAGGATACCTTTTTGTACTTCGGTCCTGGGTACGACACTAAAATATTGTGTGTCTTGAGATTGATAGGTTGATTGTCATAGAAGACCGCCCAGATACCTTCAGAGGCCAGAACTTGCTCACTCTTATAAGTTGTTTTATTTACATGGTCCAACAACACCGTTGGTTTTGGTCTAGACATTTTTAACTATCCTTGATATACTTTTTATTTATCTTCTTAAAGTACGCATATTATTTAAAACCGCCACCATCCATGCTTACGCTAATAACGCTACCTTCTTGGTTGTTGGCCTTGCTTAATTCGGCAATTACGGCCATCAAATCGTAAATTTCGGCATGTAAATTGCGAGCTTCTTGTGGATTTAGTGTAAGCAATTTACCGTTGGTTTGATTCATTGCCCTAACTCTATCATTAAACATTCGAATGTGAAAAGTAAGATTATTGTCCATTTGCTTCTTTCATTGCTTCAATCATACGTTCTTGTGTCTTAAACGGGCCTTCGTATTCGTAGCGATTGAGGGTGATTAGTTTTGGACAGTACGCACGAACCCACGTACTGCTAAATTTAATAATGTAGTAACCGGCACAGAAAAAGCTCTTAGACTTAGAACCTTTTGTATAGATAGGCAAGTAACGCTGAACATCAAGTACTTCGTTATTAGGGTGACTGTTAGTAGGAAAGCCATAGACGTCGTAGACATCTTGTTTTTCTTTCTTGGGCTTTTCTGCTTTTGCAAACTCGATATTATATTGTTTGCTTAATAATTTAATCGATGGAAATGACTCACGTTGGTTGTCGTGTACATAAACAACACCTCCTTCGTCGACAGCCATAATGTTACCGACTTTAGTACCAGCAGACTCTACGATCCACATCTTATTCTTTACAACGGGTTTAGCGATTAGTTCGGTCATAATACAATGATTCCTATAATTAAAATATATGTCAAGTAATGCAGGCCCTGGTCGGCTCCTAACCATAACCAGAAGCGTCTATCCGCTGGAGTTAGTCCGCGGCTTAAATTTGTTTTTGCCCAGTCGACATGATAGTGTATAACGCTATCCATCATTGCTAGTAGTATTGCAGTATACGGATTAGTAAACCATACAAGCACAAGGAATGTACCAATGCCATGTACGCCAGCATGGTCACGTCCGCCAGGAGCACCATATGTACCTTTGTCCTTGAGCATAAAGTTAAACTGTAACACAAAGTCTGCTATAAAGTGTTTAACGCCAAACACGGCAAGTAGTAGGACAATAGTAGTCATTCTTTACGCTTTTCTGCACGAATGCGACGGCAAGCATCTTTAACTTCTACAGGATAGTCTGGACTAATCTCGGCTATACTACAGTCATACTTCTTTAGTCCGTGCATAGGTTGGTCTAACATTAATATGCTAAACACAATAATGATAAGCACTAGGCCAAGAAGTAATTCTCTTTTTCTCATTTTCTTGCAAACAAATAGTTAATAAAAATAATTAAAATATCAATAGCACAACCGGCCCAATCGCCTTTGCTAAAGTCTATTACTAAAGCAAAGCTCAGCCAGCCTATCATGAACCAAGTAATTGCTTGATAATTACGATTGTACCACGCTATAAATTTATTCATATTTGTTCCTTATTTTGCCGCCGGACGACGGCGTTCATAATCAGTGCGTTGTAATTCTGCCCACACACGATTTTTACTCTCTTGGCGAGCCTTGCGCCAGTCCATTATACCAGCTATAAACATAGCACCAAAGAATCCCAAGCCTAAGCCTATAGATAAAAACAATGCAATTTGAGCTAATACAATCATTTTTCTGGATAACTTGCTTCTAAAAAGCGAACAAAGCTGTCTGCTTGATCTGACATCTTAACCAAATCATACTTGCCACAGAACTTTAAAAACTGAGCACCAATCATAGGGCGACTTAGCGGAACACTACCGCCAGCAATAGTTTCTGCAATCTTAACTTTAATATCATCTGGTTGTGCAGTTAAGTCTACTAATGTTACGTTACGATTATAATCGTCTAGTACACGATGTTCTACATCATTATGATCAGTCCAGCGTTGTAGCATTAAATTATTCCACGCAAAGCCTTTCGAATCTTTGTCGGCAAATGCTTCTTGGAGCCCAACTTTATTTTTACTTCCCACCTTGCGGACCCCGGGATAAGCCGAAAAGACATTGTCGGTTGGGTCTCCCCGCATACACTTTTCGAAAAGAATCCACTTAGGATCCGGAATGACTTTTGCTTCCTTAGTCTTTTTATCGATGACTGCTTTACCTTTTTTGTCGAAAATACCTTGTATAGTATGGAGCTCATCTGCAATTCCGTTATATTGATTTACATTGTCTGCTAGTAATTGATGGAAGTCGGTATCGCTTGATACAATGGTGTGATGATCCAACGGATGACTCTGTATCCATCCTGCAATTAAATCATCTGCTTCTAGCTCTCCGTGTTGTAATACTGTGCAGTTAGTTTTGTTGGCTAGAAACTCTTTAAGGGCGTCAAATGTTTCCCAAAATAATCGATCTTCTTCTTGTTCTTTTTCTGTCAGCGCAGCACGGGCAACAGCACGATTAGCTTTATAAGGAGCATAACAGTCTTTGCGCCAACTACGGCCTTCTAAACAGAAAATAACATGATCTGCTTTTTGATCACGCCAACATTTATTAACGCTAGCCAAAGTTACATGGATAGCAAAACCTAGCTTATCCCATGTGTCTGCTTGACGATGGGCCGAGTGCCTAGCACGGAAAAAGGTATTAGCGGTGTCAACAATTAGATATCTCATGTAGTTATAATAGCATATTATTCATTAAGTGTCAACTGCATTAAATCCGAAATGGCCCGTTGCGTTTGGCTACCCCAATGGCTCCCATCTCTAGCGTTATCTGCAAGCCCCACGGTACCAAAACTTCGAAATTTAGCAATAATATCATTGACTGTGTATTGTATTACCCGAAATCCAAAAACTTTTGACAGCAATTCTACTGTACAACGATTTCGGTTAAGTCGTTGTTCGCTCATTTCATCTGTTAGTGCCCAGGTGTATTCTACTCTATTAGTCATTGGTAATACTGTTTTTACATGATGACGGGCCTGTAGATCTTTTGGAGATGTACCTTCGTTGAATACTACATACGTTTCAAATCTTGCATTTGTTGGCCATAGTATAAAGGCTGTTTGTATATCGTACAAACCTGAAATATTTGTTAGTATTCTGGCTACTGTGTCTGTAGTGCCGGATCCTAATCCTAGATTTAACATTGGATAATTGGTAATATGACTAGGCCAACAGTCGGTGACAGGTAATCCAATTCCCTCTGTAAAACTACAACCCAATGCTACGTTTACCTTTTGTCCTAATAAACTTTCGAGCTCGTGTGTTCTAAATCCGTGTTGATTATACTCATAAGAAATATCAACCCCGGCCCAAGCACCAGCATCGGGATTCTTTTTTAATGCTTCAGGTTGATCCGTGCCAGACCATGACATTGTTACTCCCTTGGGGTGCCAACTGTAGGGCATTACACCTGTTTGCCAGTGATTCATTTTAATGCTTGCGGAATGTATTCGTCAAAAAGTAAATTAGCCCAGGCTTCGTGTCCTGCTGGACCATAGTGATGACTACCTGGTGCAACCGTTTGGTAGTTGCGAGCCTTTAACCAGTGATAGTAGGTTAGTTCATCTTTGTATGGTTCTACATACGAACCTGACCAATCTAGCATTTCAGAATCCGGTAACAAGTAATGCAAATTTTTAAAGTTCTGGAAGCTACTGAATGTATTAAAGAATAAATGCGGAATGCCTAGCTCTTGTAATTTTAAATGTAAGTTGCGTATATCTCTATGAATATAAATTGCTTTATGATTCATTACGTCGGGTACTAATTGCTGTGTTACCCAGTACTTGTATTTTTCAACTAGCTCAGGTGTAGGCAACTCTGCGTAACCTGATCCGGTAATTTGATAGTATTTGCCTTCGTGTAACCACTCTTCTCGTTCCCACGTGGCCCATCCGATAACAACAAAGTCTGGACGATTGTTTTCTAAGTATTCGTATGTAGTGCGAAGTATACGAGCATTGCTACTACCAGACTCGGCATCACATAAAAATTCGTAGCCCATTTTGTTAGCAAGTAATTGTCCGTAACTGCGCTTAATGCACTCTGGATGTGCTTTTGATCCTTCTGGGGTTCCTGCAAGTGCCCAATACTGACTGTCGTCTTCTTTGAATACTACTAACTTGCCATTAAAGTTGTGTGCAAGTTCTGCGCCAGCGGTGTGACTATCTCCGTTAGCGTATAGGATCATGAAACTTCAGTCTTTCCGCCACCTAGGTCAACACGATTGATTACACGAGGACGTTCGCCGTAGGGTTGATTAGCTTCCCACTGTTCAAAGTTTTCCGCTACTACATTTTTACATACATCAGCGAACCAACGGTCAACCATATCGGCATCGGTGTCTGTGGGCTTTAATTGATAGCCGGCACGTACTAGATTAGTGATAAACTTATCATTCCAATCTAATTCAAACGCACCGTTGCCAATGTTTTCTGGATCTAGTTCTACACTGAGGATAGCAACATATGGCTCGCCTTTTTCTGTAGCCGTATCTTTAGCGGATTTCTTTTTAGTTTTTGTATCACCTTTAGATGTTTCTTGTTTTACCTCAGGTTTCCGTTTAAAACGATCTAATAATTTGTTTAACATATACATCCTTACTTGATTAAATGTTGTGATAATACCATAAGACTTAACCAAGCCCACATGGTGTTAAATCCTACTAATGTTGGCAATGCTTTCTTACGGCTAGCCCAGATAAGACTTACGCTGGTTAGTAGTGTTAGATAATACAATTCCCAAATACTAATACCAAAGATCAGCCCGGGAATAATAATGATGGCCTTGGCCAACCAGCTTACAAATTCCACAGTATTGTACCCTGTCCAATATTCCTTAGTAAACCACATCATATAGCAGTCACGCATGTTCTTCCATCCGCTGTGGGTATAACTAATACCCATCAATACTAACCATGCCGCCACTGCTAATAAGATTTGATTTTGTGTCATTTTAATTTCCTTTTAATTTTAATATTAGATACTCTGGACGACTATACCAACGAGTCCATATAGCAGGATCGCCGGGCCCGGTGATAACAAACA